CTGGGACGCAAACGACTAAAGGAACGGGCCTAAAAATCCAACTACTTTAGGAGTAAATCATGTTGAATACACTTACACTCATCAAAAAGCAAATCCAGAAGGCCAATGCTTTGCACGATGCACAGATTTCTCATACTGCATATCGCGGTGTTGAGTATAATGTAAATTGTGCAGATGTCCAAGAAACACACGGTACATTCTGCTATCGTGGTCATACTTACGCTAAGTGAGGATAACCATGGAAAAGAAAGTACTTACATATCGTGGCGTTACTTATACCAAGAGACTTGAGTATAAGCCAAACTACAGGGTAGGAAACTAATGGAAGCACTACAGGTTACTGGGATCGTATCCCTCTCGTCTGTGATTTTGCTACTCCTCATTTGGGGAGAAATTAAACTACTTCACAAATTCAGTTGAGGTAGGTTAATATGCTGAAGATCAGATTTTGTTATGATCTTCCAGCGTATGACCCAGAAAAACACGATCCCGATAGAGCGTTCGCGTTCTTGACTTATCGCGGGGTCAATTATGCCAAGTGGGTTAACTTAAAGCCATTTGGTAAAAAAAACTGGAAAATAACGAATTAGGATCCCTAGTTAGGGGTCCTTTTTTTTGTATAGGATGTAACAATAAATGTAGTATAGTAACGACCTTTAAGATCGCTAACTTTTGGTAAAGTACCTACTAAAAATTAGGGTTTCCTGACATATATAATAGTAAGAATTGAGAGAAAGTCCCATGAAATGAAACCCCAAACTACATTATGATGAACAAATTTGTGGAGGTAAAAATCATGCACAACATTATGTCGTACAATCAGATGGCAGAATGGAGACATCTTGAAGAATCCCTGGATTCTATTGACCAAGATGAACTAATCAGCGATTATTTCGACTGCCTAATTGAGTGTGACGACAACCAAAATCAATGTAGACGAGTATGTAGCGAAATCCTAAGACTGTAGAAAAAACCTTACGTAAACCCGTCGGCCCCTTGACAAATACTGTCAGGGGGTTTTATTATTGGCGGGTACACTGTATGGTAGAGTGTCTCAACATGATACATATTATTATACAAAACGTCTTCTATCGGAGTCCACACTCATGAGTCTTAATCCTGAGTCAATTACTATTGATAGCACCTCCAAGTTATTTGAGTACGAAAAAATTGCAAGAGAGGTTGACAACTGTGACGACACTGAAGTTCTACAGAACATGCTGAAGTGTTACGTCAAGCTGTATCTGAAACAACAGGAAACCGTAACTGGTTTCCTCAAGGGAGTTCCTACCATCCCTGCCGTCCACATTAAAGATGAATCGTGAATTAAAAGTAGGCGACACTGTTCGCTTCATCGGTTGTAGTCCAGAACAGATCAGATGGGGCAACAATGATGATCCAAACAGAAATTGTTTAGTAGGCAACACATACTTAGTGGAAAAGGTTGACGTTTTCAGTCAACACACTAAAATAGAATTAATTGGTGTGAAAGGTCGTTTCAATTCCGTATGTTTTGAAAGAGCTACGGGGTGTATTCGTCAAGCACAACCATTATGCGACATTTAAATGGAAAAGTCCAAGTACTATCAACTCACTCAACTAAGGAATGAAGCTTTAGCTGAAGGAGATCTAGAATTAGCACAACGCTATCTAAAACAGATCTTAGCTCTTGCTGAGTCTGGTCAGATTACTGGCGCAGACTACATGGAGATCTCAGATGATACTATGAATTATGGTTCAATCCCAGATAGGTTCTGAAACGAAATTTAGCTTTTTGTTTCAAAAAAGCTGGGAAAAAAATTCGGGTAATTTTTTCGTCCCCAGGATTCACTAATGGCACATCGTTTCGAGCACATACAACCAGCCCACTGTTATACCAAAGACGAAGTAGATAAACTAATTCGTGCTGCGGTAGAGGAAGCTAGAGCTATTGACGAAGCATCAATGCGTAAGCATAACAGAGATGCTACTGTTATTAGTATGATCCTTGGTTTCACTGCCCTCGCTCTTTTTGTCGATGGTTTGTTACGAATGATTGGGATTATCCCTCCATTTTTGCATCTTGACGTAAATATTATTGATGGTATTATAGACAAAGTGACAGCTGACTGTTTATCGCAAATGGACATTCCCAAGGTTTGAAAAATGGCACTTTTCTCTCCAGAAGTCATGATAGGATTTCTTCTGGGTTCTTTGATATTGACATTTATCTTCCAGGCTGCTTTTATAGTAACTGGAGCTTTCGGATATGTTAAGGAAAGACCCAAACATCCAGAATTGAAAGGTGTTAAAAAGGGAGAGCCATTGTTAGTTGTTAAGTTCGATCCAACTGATAAGGAAGTGGATATGATGCATGAATTACAGCAGAGGATCGATGAATTAAAAGGGGAACTTGATGACGAAACTGAAGAAGATAGGGGATGATGTCCTAAGACTCGTTGCAGAGGAAATAACCGATATTGACGATTCCATCTCGGATTTATATAATGAGATGGTAGAAAACATGCATAAATATGGTGGAATAGGTCTGGCCGCACCCCAAATTGGGGTTAGTAAAAGAATAATCATTTACGAAGATGAGGGAATAATTCGTGAAATGATTAATCCAAGAATTACGTGGAAAAGCGTAAATAATTGTAAGTTTGATGAAGGTTGTTTGAGTGTTCCTGACGAACATGGAGAAGTTATTCGACCAATAGAGATTAAGGTCAAATTTCAGCTCCTGTCGGGGAAATATAAGCATTGGAAATTAAACGCTTTGCCTGCCAGAGTTGTTCAACACGAAATAGATCACCTAAACGGAATTTTATTTGTAGATTACTTAAAGGACCATGAACGAAAGCTCAAAGTGTCACCTTAGCGAAGCGGCTTTTCATTTAAGACAAGCTTTATCACACGCTTCAAATCAGGGTGACGAATCAAAATCCCTACATAAGTTAACCGCTATTCTCAATACCATTGATAAATGGATGGAGGATAGTGGTACGGTTGCAGATACTCCTAAAAAATCGGTATTGAATAATACCCCATTTAAGTGGGATAATGAGTATTCTTTTGTGCCAGCTTCACAAAATCTAAATGATATGGTACACTGTGAAAGTCTAACCGATTGATATGGGTACACTTCTTCTGATTCTTGGAACCAACTTTATCATGTACGTGCTTCTTAGGATGCACCTGGTCAGGAAGTTTAGGACAGGTTATACTATCTACTTAAAAGATGAGAACGGTAACCGTCAAACTCTTCAAGACACAATAGCGTATCTATTGGAACAACGTGATGTCCTGGATCAACGTATACTCTATCTTGCAGGCGAGATGGAAGAACAATGGATTACCATTGAAAAAATTAAAATGGTCACAGGAGCCGATAAGTACTGTAACGATTAACATGCCAGATCAAACCCCCTTTGAAACCGAAGATCAAGATTCCAAATGGAATAGAGGTCTTGACATTTT